GGGGGGTGGTCACCCTACCTGAAACGGGGAGATGGGCATCAGGCGGCCCGCCTATCGCCTCTGGTGACGTACTGCGCAGCGGGTGGTGGGTCGGGGTGCCAGACCATGGGCCAGTGCCGGGTGATCACCCACTGTCAGTGCCGCAGTCACCTGCATGCTGTGATGGGTGCCGGGGAAGCAGGGATCGGTGGCCGCTGGGCCGGGGGATCGGCAGGGGAAGAGGCACCCCTGACCCCCACCCACCCCCACCCCCCTGATCGAGCCGTGCCGCACACGATCTGACTTACATGGTATTCCACACATTCAATCTGCAAATCTCCCCCCTTAATTCTAAAACTATACCCACCCCCCTATACATAATTCTAAAATACATCAGGGGCTGAAGGAAAAAGGCACCCCCCATTTCTGAGAGGTGCCTAAGGTATCCAGAGCAGGGAGGACGCTCTTTTGACGCACAGGAAGAGCGGGAGATGCGTCTCCGGCACCATACTTCTAAAATGCCAGAAGTGCAATTGAACTTTTGACTGAAGCTGACTGCGAGAGGTCCAGTTAGCGGCGAAAATGCATATCGCCTCTCTCTCGGATGTTTTTTCAGCGCGCGTTACACCCGGCCAGCCTCAGTCAAAAACTCAATGTACCTCCGGACAGACAGGACATCCCCTTAGGGAGATGTCCGTGTCTGTTTGAGCAGTTTATACCTCACACATGCTCAGGTGTGCCTCAGTGCCGTCAGGGATGACTATCCACAGCGTCCTGTGGTGTGTCTCTTGTACCTCGCTCCGGCACCTACTTGGACAGAAGGTTCCTTACCCTGCTGTAACGAAAATCTCTAAAAGCAGAGTCCCTTCCGCACTCATGCAGATACCTATACCTGTCAGGGTCATAAAAATACTCGATTACGAGCTTTCTCTCTGACAACTGCTTCCATATGATGGGTACATCACCAGAATTTAGCTGGGTGTGCTTTGATTTCTTGTCCATGTAAAAGAACATGTTTAAAGTATATTGATACTTGAAATCAGCAACGCCGCTCAGGAACTCAACGGGCCTCTCTGGGTTCGTCCACATATTTTCAGTTGCAACGAAATTTATATCCTCGTCGCACTGAGCGTACCAAGGGCAGTGCATCTCCATGCAGATTTTACTGCCCGGTATGACTGATGTTTTTTCAGTGCGCAGGGTGAGGTAATTTTTTTTGTCTGAAAATGTAAACTCTCCGTCAACTTCGTTTTTATCGTTAATGTGAGTATGCATGTCCAGATCACACCAAAGCGGTATGCCAAAGCCCGAAGAAAACATCTTCCTTGCGCCGGGGCATGTTCTGGTAATGTCATTTTTGTCCGCAAAGAAGTTTGGCTTCAGCTGCGAGGCCAGCTTGGGGGGGAACAATCGATGCACATTGGGAGAGTCTGTGTAAAGCCTCACGACAATAGGTTTTGTTCTTTTTAGAAAAATCATGTTGCCCTCGAACTCAGCTGGTAGGTGAAGGGGTTACCTGCGAATTCGAGGGCTGCTGCAGCAGCCTCAAACTAACAGGGTGCCGGGGATCAATCAATCTTCCTTCGGCGTTTGCTCACTCTGTCGGCATTTGCCTTCAGCCAGTTCATCAACCTCACGGCAGTGCCGTAACGAAAGTCACCACCAGTCTTCACGTTTCGGTAGAAGCCGCGATGCTGGATTGCGTACTGGCACACAGTCTCCGGGGTGAAGCCGGAGCGGTCTGCATACGCCTCGATGGCGCTGATCAAATCCTGTCGGTTCATGGAACCTCCCTCGCGCGCGTACGCGCGTATAGATATATATATATATTATAACCACCCCCTAAGGGGGGTGGTATATTAGATAATTACTAAGAGATATTCTTAGAACTAGTCTTCTTAGAATATCTATTAGATATATTATCTAACGCGCGCGTGTATATATACTATATATAGGCAGTAGAACCTGTCAAGCTATTACGTTCTAAGATTGTGTTCTCGGCACTCATGGAGTAACATCTCGCCATGCTGGACATCGAAGAAGTCATCAAGCGCAGTAAGGGTCTGCCCGAGGAGGAGCGGAAGAAACTTCTCGCTGACCTCGACCTGCTTCACCAGAAGCGGCTCACCGCAAAAGCGCAATTGCACTTTTTGACGTTCGTGAAGATGATGTGGCCCAGCTTCGTTGCTGGCAAACACCATGCCAAGATGGCCGATGCTTTCGAACGTGTGGCACGAGGTGAGCTGAAGCGCCTGATCATCAACATGCCGCCGCGCCATACCAAGTCAGAGTTCGCATCGTACCTCTTTCCGGCATGGTTTCTGGGGCAGTACCCCCACAAAAAGGTGATTCAGACGGCACATACTGCCGAACTGGCCGTGGGTCTCGGTCGGAAGGTGCGTAACCTGATCGACGGCGAGGATTTCCAGAAGGTTTTCCCCGGCATTACCCTGTCATCGGACTCGAAAGCCGCCGGTCGGTGGAACACAAACAAGGCCGGTGACTACTTCGCTATCGGTATTGGCGGTGCCGTGACCGGTAAGGGTGCAGATGTCCTCGTAATTGACGACCCGCACTCCGAACAAGAGGCACAACTGGGTGAATTCAACCCGGAAGTGTACGATAAGGTCTATGAATGGTACACATCCGGCCCCCGTCAGCGTCTTCAACCCGGTGGTGCCATCATTATCGTGATGACACGCTGGTCAAAACGCGATCTGACCGGGCAAATCATCAAGAAATCTGCCGAAAGACGGGGTTCTGACGAGTGGGAGGTCATCGAATTCCCTGCAATCATGCCCTCGGGCAACCCGCTGTGGCCAGAATTCTGGTCGATTGAGGAACTTGAGGCCATCAAGGCCGAAATCCCCATCAGCAAGTGGAACGCGCAGTACATGCAAGACCCCACCTCCGAGGAGGGGGCGCTGATCAAGCGCGAATGGTGGAATGAATGGCCACATGACCGGCCACCAGCTGTCGATGCCATCATCCAGTCATGGGATACAGCGTTCCTCAAGACGCAGCGCAGCGACTATAGCGCCTGTACGACATGGGGAATCTTCCAGCACGAAAACGAAGAGGGGGTCGTGGTGCCAAACCTGATCATTCTCGATGCATTCAAGGACAAGATGGAATTCCCCGAGCTGAAGAGGGCGGCACACCAGAAATACTGGGAGTACGAGCCTGATCAGCTGGTGGTCGAGAAGAAAGCATCAGGTGCGCCGCTGATCGCGGAGCTTCGAATGATGGGCATCCCGGTCACAGAGTTCACGCCCGTACGCGGCAACGACAAGATCGCTCGCGCAAACGCAGTGACGGACCTGTTTGCGAGTGGCATCATCTGGCACCCGCCGACAAGATGGGCAGAAGAGGTCATCGAAGAGTGCGCCTCTTTCCCTGCCGGAGAGCATGATGACTATGTTGACTCCGTCACGCAGGCACTCATACGGTTCCGGCAAGGCGGCTGGCTCCGCACCACAATGGATGAGTGGCAGGAAGAGCCGGGATACCGGCGTCCGGTCGAGTTTTATTGACCACTGTTGCCGGTAAGGGGCAATCTGAGGTATTACTGGGTATGCCCAAGAATGGAAGCTGACCATGGCCATTGAAAAAGTTCTCGGACCTCTCGACCTTCCTGAAGATGATATCGAGACCGAAGAGGTTGAGATCGAGATCATCAACCCGGATGCCGTCGCCATCGAGGACGAAGATGGTGGCATGATCATCGACTTCAGTGGTAAAATCGCTGGTGAGGTTCTTGGGCCTGAGCATGGCGACAATCTTGCAGAGTTCATTGATGATGATGAACTGAAGTTGATGGCAGCTGATCTGATCAGCGACTTCCTGAACGACCGCACATCGCGCGAAGACTGGGCGCGGGGATATGTGAAGGGTCTCGATCTTCTGGGCATGAAGGTCGAAGACCGTACAATCCCGTGGCAGGGCGCGTCTGGGGTCTTCCACCCCGTCCTGACTGAGGCAGTCGTGCGCTTCCAAGCGCAGGCCATGGGCGAACTCTGCCCAGCTGGTGGTCCGGCGCGAACCAAGATCATGGGCAAAGAGACGCCCGAGATTCAGGATCAGGCAGTCCGTGTCGAAACAGAGCTGAATTATCAAGTTACCGAAGAGATGACCGAGTACCGCGATGAGATGGAGCAGCTCCTGTTCCGCACGGCACTCGGTGGCTCGGGCTTTAAGAAGGTCTATTACGATCCGATCTATGAGCGCCCTTGCGCCATGTTCGTTCCTGCTGAAGACATGGTCGTTGGCTATGGCGCGACCGACTTGCAGCGGTGTGATCGATACACCCATGTGATGAAGAAAACCGCGAACGAGATTGCCGAGCTTCAGTACTCCGGCTTCTACCGCGAGGTCGAACTTCCGGCACCCGGCCCGGACATCACTGACATCCAAGAAAAATACAACGAGATGATGGGCGTCGAGGAAGTCCTTGATGATGATGATCGTTACACCATCCTCGAAATGCATGTCACCATGAACATGCCCGAGGAGTTCGATGATCCTGACGGAATCGCCCGTCCGTATGTGGTCACCATCGACAAGTCATCGCGCACCATCCTGTCCATCCGGCGGAACTGGAATGAGGAAGATACGCGTAAGCGGAAGCTTATGCACTTCGTGCATTACAAGTACCTCCCCGGACTTGGCTTCTATGGCCTTGGTTTGATTCATCTTATTGGCGGTCTCGCAAAAACCGCGACTTCCGTACTGCGTCAACTTATTGACGCCGGAACTTTGGCAAACTTGCCTGCTGGCTTTAAAGCCAAGGGCATGCGTATCACGGGTGACAATACCCCATTGATGCCGGGTGAGTTCCGGGATGTCGATGTGCCGGGTGGCTCGATCCGCGATGCCCTGCACCCGCTGCCGTACAAGGAGCCGTCGCAGACCCTGTACGCTCTGCTTGGCAATGTCGTTGAGGAAGCTCGCCGCATTGGCTCGATTGCCGATGTGCAGATCAACAGCATGAATGCACAGGCTCCTGTTGGCACCACGCTTGCTCTGTTGGAGCGGACACTGAAGGTTATGTCCGGCGTTCAGGCGCGGATGCACAACTCTCTGAAGCAGGAGCTTCGACTGATCGCTCGCGTCATCCATGATTACATGGGGCCTGATTACAGCTATGATCGCGAGGGCAAGTTCAACCGCATCGAGGACTTCGATGGCCGGGTCGATGTGATTCCTGTCTCTGACCCGAACGCAGCCACCATGGCGCAGCGTGTGGTCCAGTATCAGACAGCACTCCAGCTCGCACAGCAGGCACCCCAGCTTTACAACATGGGCAAGCTGCACCGCGAGATGTTGGAAGTCCTCAACATCAAGGACGCCGACGAGATCGTGAAGCTGCCGGAAGACATCAAGCCGATGGACCCGGTGACAGAAAACATGGCCATGCTCAAGCAGGAGCCGGTCAAAGCCTTTATGTATCAGGACCATGAAGCGCACATCCGCGTCCACATGGCCGCGATGCAAGACCCGAAGATTCAGCAGATCGTTGGTCAGTCGCCTTTCGCAGCTGCGATCCAGAGTGCAGCCGCCGCTCACATCACAGAGCATGTGGCCATGCAGTATCGCGTGGACATTCAAAAGCAGCTCGGCGTGGAGATGCCCGATCCAGAAGCCAAGCTGCCTGAGGATGTGGAACGCGAAGTGTCTCGCCTTGCTGCGCAAGCTGCTGATCGCCTCTTGCAGAAAAACCAAACAGAGGCAGCGCAGGCAGCAGCTCAGGCCGCAGAGAACGATCCGCTCACCCAGATTCAGCGGGCAGAGCTGCAGCTCGAAGAGCGCCGTGTGGCGCTTGAGGAAGCCAAGGCACAGCATCAGGCTCTCGTTGACAAGGAGAAGCTGGAGATCGACCGCATCCGCGCGGCGGGTAACTTGCAGGTTCAGGAAGATCGACTTGAGGCTGAGAATCAGCGCACAGCCGCCCAAATCGGCGCGCGTCTGGCCACCCAGCTCGATGCCCGTGAGGGCAAGGAACGCATGAAGGGTGCGGAGATCGGCCTGAAGATTGCTGAAAACATCTTGAAGGGGGCAGGCGATGGAGCCGATAGAGGTACTGAGACGCAGGATTGAGGAGCGTAAAAGTTCTATTGCACTTTTCTTGACGGGTGGCGGGTGTAAGTCGATGGACGACTATGCCCGCGCCACAGGAAAGTACGAGGCGCTCGAACTTCTTTTGCAAGACATTTCAGAAATTGAAAAAAGATATATTGCTGATTAGAAATCGTTCTGCGATTTTACTTTCACGCCGCACTGGCGCATGGCAACGGTGAGCCAAGATCACTGCAAGAGGCTGTAATGTACACGAAGCAGGAAATGCCGGAGGAGGTTCAGAAGAAACTCCCCAAGCCGACAGGCTACAAACTTCTCATCGCGACACTCGAAGTGGCACAGAAGACCGATGGTGGTGTCTTCTTGCCGGATCAGCTTAAGGATGCTGAGCAGACCGCTTCGATTATCGGATATGTTCTCGACATGGGGCCGGATGCGTACACCGATGGAGACAAGTTCCCGCACGGTCCGTACTGCAAGGAGGGGGACTTTGTGATCTTCCGCTCCTACTCAGGTACCCGTTTCAAGATCATGGATAAGGAGTTCCGCCTTATCAACGACGACACTGTAGAAGCAGTGGTCGAAGACCCCCGTGGATATAAGAGGGCATAACCATGAGTGCAGCACAGCAGGCTGAAAAAGAACTCGACGAAGACTTGGGCGAACTCGAAATCGAGGTCGTCGATGATGTCGATGAGGACGAGAAGCCACGCGTAAGCGAAAATGATTACACTGGTCCCGAAATCCCCGAGGATGACGAGATCGAGTCGTACAGCGAGCGCGTCCAAAAGCGCATGAAGAAGCTGAGCTTCGAGGCCAAAGAGGCAGAGCGTCAGCGTCAGGCACTGGCTCGCGAGCGCGAAGAGCTTCTCCGCGTAACCCAGACATTCCAGTCCGAGAATGAGAAGTTGCGTCAGCAGCTCCAGCAGAACGAGGGTACGCTGGTTGCTCAGGCAAAGGCGCGCCTTGAGGCGCAGCTTACTCAGGCAAAGGCTGCCTACAAGGAAGCCTATGAGCTTGGTGACACGGAAAAGATGATCGAGGCGCAGGAGAAACTGACCTCGCTCAACAACGACATGTACCGTGTCAACAATTACAAGCCCCGTCCCGTTGAAGCGCCCAAGCCTCAACAGCCCGTACAGCGTCAGCCGCAGGCACCGCAGCTTGATGAGCGTCAGCGCAAGTGGCTTTCTGACAATGAGTGGTACGGCAAGGACCGCCAGATGACGGCCTTTGCGTTGGGCGTACATGAAGAGCTAGTCTATAACGGCGTTGATCCGAACAGCGATAAGTATTATGCTGAAATCAATTCTGCAGTCCGTCAGCGATTTGCAGATAAATTCGAAGACGATCTCGAAGAGGTCGAAGTCGCACCCAAGAAGAAGGCCAATGTGGTGGCCCCGGCTACTCGTAGTTCGAAAAATCCACAGAAAGTCAAACTTACCCAGACCCAAGTAGCACTGGCTAAGAGACTTGGAATCACGCCCCAAGCATATGCGGCGCAACTTTTGAAGGAGCAGCTCAATGGCTGACCGGACCCCTCGCGAAATGCAAACGCGCGAAAAGACTGAACGCAAAAAGTCTTGGACGCGGCCATCAGCGCTTCCCACTCCCGAGCCGAAAGACGGCTTGCACTACCGTTGGATTCGCACCTCCATGTTGGGTCAATCCGACAACCCGAACGTTTCTCGCCGCTTCCGTGAGGGCTATACGCCCGTAAAGGCAGCGGACCACCCGGAGATGCAGCTCCTCTCTGATGTTGATTCCCGGTTTCCGGACAATATCGAAGTTGGTGGCCTCATGCTCTGCGCCATTGATAAGGACATCGCTGAAGACCGCAGCGAGCAGCAGCTCGATGCATCTCGCCAGCAGATGGATGCAGTTGATAACAACTACATGCGTCAGTCCGATCCGCGTATGCCCGTTCTTCGGAGCGAGCGTTCCACGCGCACTTCGTTTGGCAAGTGAAATAACTCATTTGCCATGAACCTGTCCTTATAGGAGAAGTGATATGGCATCTACCGCCACTCCCTATGGGCTTCAGCCGGTCAACCTGATCGGTGGTCAAGCCTTCAATGGCGGGGTCATCCGTGAATTCAAAGTCGCAGCCAACAACTCTG